AAAAAAATAGCTAAAAATGGCACTTTCTCCGATAAATAATCCACAGGTTACAGAGAATATTGAATATAGGAGGAATAAATGAAGAAGAGTAAAGAAAATTTGGACAATAGGGCAGCCTATTCTCCTGAAAACAGGGAAAACCAACTAATAGAATTAGCAATGAATGCTGCAGAGAAGCAATTAAGAGATGGAACAGCATCACCATCAGTAATAACACACTTTTTAAAACAGGCATCTACTAGAAATGAGTTGGAGAAAGCATTATTAACAAGTCAGAACAAGGTTGCAGAGGCAAAAGCTATGGCAATCTCCAAAACCGTTGACGATGAAGCTCTTGCTAGAGAAGCGATTGCCGCATTGGCTGGATATAGATCCGATGATTAAGACCTATTCGGAGTTAATGAAATTACCAGACTATCAATCTAGGTTAGACTATTTATACTTAGGCGATAACAATGTTTCATCTCCAAGATCTATATCAACAAAGTTTTATAAATCTGCAATGTGGATTAAACTAAGAGCACAAATAATTATGAGAGATAATGTTTGTGATATTGGTATATTAAGTTTACCAATTAATGACAAAATAATAGTACATCATATAAATCCAATAACCGAAGAAGACATTATAAATATGACTGACAAACTAGTTAATCCTGAAAATTTAATAACACTATCTATTGTCACTCATAATATAATACACTATGGAACTGCCGATAGATTCATAGAAGACATTATAGATAGAAAGGAGGGTGACACAATAGAATGGGTAAGAATGTTTTAAAACACTACGGTGTAAGAGGCATGAGATGGAGACACAAACAAGGACCACAAGAAGACCAAACACAATCTGCCGAATTCATGTCTGCTGTTTTTGATATACTTCAAGAAAAACTTGCAGAACAAAAAGAAGGAGTAGCCGATGATCTAGAAGCGGCAAGAGAAAGATATCGTGCCGAATTTTTAGATGCACATGGAGAAGACTCTAAAGGTAAAAAAGGAAAAGGTGGAAAAGGTGGAAAAGGTGGAAAAGGTGGAAAAGGTGGAAAAGGTGGAAAAGGTGGAAAAGGAAGTGCTGAAGATATAAAAAAATTAGAAGAGAAAAAAAAGGAACTTGAAAAAATGGAACAATTATATGAAGAAAGACACAGACATGAATCTGCCGAAACTAAAAGGATTGTTAATGACAAATTCAAAAGATTAATGAAACATTCAGACAATACTTTAACACATCATGGAGTTCCTGGTATGAGATGGGGGGTTCGAAAAAATAATCCGCATACTGCAAAGTTTAATACTCCACATGGATGGGCTATAAAAAAGATTCGATCAAAATTAAGAGAACACTCTCTTAAAAAACAAACCAGATATCGTAACATTAGAAAAATGAATGAAAGTCAGTTAAGAGATCTATCAGATAGAGTATCTACTGAAAACGCTTTAAGATCGCTTGGCAAACTAAATAAAAGAGAACCTTTATCATTTAAACTTAATGCTAAGAGACATTACTTAAATAGAACTAATATGACAGATAAAGAAATAAAAGATGTTACTAATAGATTATCTTTAGAAAGTAAAGCAATGCATGAAGGAGGCAAAAACGCACAAATGGATAAACAGTGGTTAAACAAAATCAAAAAACAGTTAACTCAGTCCGATAAATCAAATACTTTAAAGCACTATGGTGTTAGAGGTATGAAATGGAAAGAATCACATGGTCAAGCAGCTGGCGTCGGAGGAGATATATTTGATCAATTAAGAAATAAATTAAATGAAAAGAAAAAGAGTTCTATATTTGGTAAATATACAAAGACTGACACATATTCTAACTATTTAAGTAGAAAGAATAATTCTCAAAGTGTAAATGGTGGTTTTAGAGATAGAATAGCCAAAGCAAATGTATCGGATAGAAAAAGTATTAACAATAAAAGACCTAGCGGTTTGAGAAGAAGAGATACTTCAGAACTATCAGATGGCGGAAGAAGTTTATTAGGATTAAGATCTAAATTAGGTAGAGGTGCTCAACAAGGAATGGGAGCTAGAAGAAGAAATACTTCTCAAGGAGGACCAACATCTAATATTAATTCTGGTTCAGCAGGATGGTCTCATAGTAGAAGTGGCATAGGACAATCACATAACAAAGATTATCATATAACTACATCACGTCAAAATGGAGTATATACTGAAAGAAAAACTTCTAAAAAAGGAAGAATTAGAAAGACAACAGAAACTAAATATTATAAATAATAAGGAGTAGACATGGCATTATCTAATACTGCAGTACCAATTGAATATGGCAAGTTTAGAGATGCTGTTCTAAGAGGAGAAATAGCTGTTAACTACGAAATTAGTTTACAGATGAACAGGATAGACTATTTAATTAGTTCTAAAGATTACTACTATGATGACCAGGCGATAAAAGGATTCATAGATTTTTGTGAGAAAGAGCTAACTCTATCAGATGGTGGAGATTTAACATTACTGCCCACTTTTAAGCTTTGGGCTGAAGATGCATTAGCATGGTTTTATTTCATTGATGAAAAAGTTTATAATCCAGATAAGAAGAGATATGAAATCGTCACTAGAAAAAAGAGATTATGCAATCTGCAGTATTTAATAGTTTCAAGAGGTAGTGCTAAGTCTATGTATGCGGCTTGTCATCAAGCATATGCAGTATCAGTAGATCCAGAAACAACACACCAAATAATAACAGCCCCAACTATGGTTCAAGCAGAAGAGACAATAGGTCCTATAAGAACTGCCCTAGCGATACATAGAGGTCCGTTATTTAGATATATGACAAAAGGGTCTGTAATGTCTAAAAACAATGACAAAGTCAAAATGGCATCAACAAAAAAAGGTATACAAAATTTCGTCACCAATTCACTTATTGAAGTCAGAACTATGTCAGTTAATAAATTACAAGGTGCTAGACCAAAATTGTCAACAGTTGATGAATGGTTATCTGGAGATACAAGAGAGAATGTTATAGAAGCTTTGGAACAGGGTGCCTCCAAAATAAATGACTATTTGATTATAGCCACTTCTTCAGAAGGAACTGTTAGAAATGGTGTTGGGGATACAATCAAAATGGAATTACAAGATATCCTGAGAGGAGACCGCTTTGCACCACACGTATCTATTTGGCATTACAAGTTAGATGATATATCTGAAGTTGGAAATCCTGAAGCATGGATAAAAGCAAATCCAAATCTAGGAGCAACTATATCTTACTCCGAATATGAAAAAGCGGTTCAGACAATGGAAAACGTTCCGTCTAAAAAGAACGACATACTTGCTAAAAGATTTGGTATACCAGTAGAAGGTTTGTCATACTTCTTTAAATATGAAGATACACTTTTACATGAGCCACATAACTTTGATGGTTTGCCATGTTCTCTTGGAGCAGACTTATCTCAAGGAGATGACTTCTGTGCATTTACTTTCCTATTCCCATTGGGTAATGGACGTTTTGGCGTTAAAACTAGAGCTTATATAAGCAGGTTTAAACTAGAAAAAGTAACCAAAGCCATGAAGTTAAAGTATGAGGAGTTAATTAGTGAAGGTACATTAGTTGTTCTTAATGGTTATAAATTATTAATGGAAGAAGTGTATGAAGACTTATATCGCTTTATATCATTTCACAAGTATTCTGTAACTACTTTAGGGTATGATGTGTACAATTCTGAGAACTTTATAAAACGATGGATTGCTGATTTCTCAGATTATAATATAGAAGTAGTAAGACAAGGTTTTAGGACAGAATCTGTACCACTTGGAGAAATACAAAACTGTGCAGCATCAAGAATGTTAATATTTGATGAAGAACTAATGAAATTTACAATGGGTAATGCTGTTGTATTAGAAGATATAAATGGAAACATAATGCTATCTAAGAAAAGATATCAAGATAAAATTGATAATGTATCCGCATTAATGGATGCCTGGGTAGCATTTAATAGACATCAGGAGGAATTTTAATGAGTGTTTTTCAAAGAGTTGGAGGTCGTATAAGAAACATCTTCTCAGGAAATCAAAATGAGAACATTGTTTCGTATGGCGATCCATATATCGGAATAACCACAAACTATAGAGAAATTTCTTCTTATGGAAAAGAATCTTTAACACATGCTATAATCAATAGAATAGCTATAGATGTATGTAGTTGTACATTTCAGCATGTGGTTGTTAATAAAAAGAATGAAGATAGAAAACTCATAGACAGCAATCTAAACTACTGTTTAAAAGTTGAAGCAAACATAGACCAATCATCTATAAATTTTATGCACGATGTTGTATATTCGTTATTAGATGAAGGTGTTATAGCAGTTGTTCCTATAGACACTGAAATAGGCGGAAAGAAAATGACAGTTGATATAAACTCATTAAGAGTTGGAAAAGTCACTAAGTGGTACCCGCAACATGTAAAAGTAAGTGTATATAATGAACTAACTGGTAAAAAAGAAGAGATCGTAAAAAGTAAAAGAGAGATAGCAATAATAGAAAATCCGTTATATGCTGTATTTAATAGTTCTAGTGCAACGTTAAATAGAATCAAAAAGAAGTTAGGACAATCAGATACAATTGATAATATGCTATCTAGTCCTAGTCTTAATGGTTTCTTCCAATTTCCACAACCATTAAAAGATGATTTAAGAAAGAGTTTAGCAGAAAAGAGAATTGAAGAGTTTCAAGATCAAATAAAGAACTCTCCACTTGGAATTGCATATATTGATGGTACAGAGAAGTTCACTCAATTATCTAAACCACTATCTAATCATATAAACGATACAGTTGATAAATTATGGAAACAGTTCTTTAATGAAACTGGTCTGACTGAAAAGGTATTTAATGGTACAGCTAATGAGGAAGAAATGTTAATTTATCAAGCTAGAACTGTAGATCCGATCCTCAAGTTTATATTATTTGAGTTTAACAGAAAGTTCTTTACTAAAGAAGAAATTCTAAAAGGACATCAAATCGAAGTCTATAAGGAATTATTTAAATTTACATCAGTCGAAAAGTTGGCACATATATCTGATACTTTTCGTAGAAATTATATACTTACATCTAATGAAATTCGTAGTTTACTTAACTATCGAACTAGTAATGACCCTAGAGCCGATGAATTATTTAATCCGAATATTGCAGATGCAAACCAAGATATGGGCGGAGGTTTTACAGATGATATGGTAGAACAAATGGCTGATCAAATATTAAGTATGAATGAGAAAGGAGGAGAAGATCAAAATGAAGAATAAAAGTTATGATTTTTGTGGCTGGGTAACTAAGAATGATATTAAGTGCACCGATGGTGTAGTTATAAAACAATACGCTTTTAAAGATTCAAAAGAAAAAGTTCCACTAGTTTGGAACCATGATTATAATAGCGTAAATAATGTATTGGGTCATATGGTTCTTGAACATAGAGATGAAGGAACTTTTGGATACGGTTATTTTAACAATAGTGACGAAGCACAAAATGCAAAAATTATGGTTCAAAATGGTGACATTACAGACTTGTCAATTGGTGCTAAAAACATAAAAAGACAAGGAGCCCTTGTTACTCATGGTAATATATATGAAGTATCACTAGTGTTGGCTGGTGCTAATGCTGGAGCAAGAATAGAGTCAGTAATGAATCACTCTGATGAATATGGTGAAGAGGGTATATATTACCCTGAAATGTCGATTCTGCTACATTCTGAAGACGATGATGAAGAAGAGTATGAAGAAGACGAAGAATATGAAGAAGACGAAGAGGAGGGCGATGTAATGCCGAGACAACTATCTATGAACGAATTTTTAGATTCGTTAAGTGAAGAACAAGCTATGTTCTTAAATGAATTTCTACCAGAAGACGAAGATTATGAAGAAGGAGATGAAATAGTGAAACAAAACGCATTTGATAGCAATGATGATACAATTCAACATTCTGATTTCGATGGTATAACACTTGACTCTTTAATTGAAGAAGCTAGATTATCAAATGGCAACTTAAAGAATACTGCATTAATGCATGGTGTTACAAACATTGAATATCTTTTCCCAGAAGCTAAATTAATAGACCAACCTTATTTATATAAGAATCAAAATACAGCTACTGAAGAAATAATTAATGGAGTTAGAAAATCTCCATTCGAAAAAGTAAAATCTATGTTCTTTGATATTACTGCTGATGAAGCAAGAGCTAAAGGTTATATTAAAGGTAAACAAAAAGTAGAAGAAGTTATTAAACTATTAAAGAGAGAAACTCATGCTAAAACTATTTACAAGACTCAAAAGTTTGACAGAGATGATTTAATTAGTATGGATAATAGTGCAAACTTCTTATCATTCATTAACAGTGAAATGACTATGATGTTAAAAGAAGAACTTGCAAGAGCTATTTTAGTTGGTGACGGAAGACAAACAACTGACCAATATAAAATCGACGAAGATAAAATTAGACCTATCGTAAAAGACGATGAATTCTATGCACCAATCTATTCTTATGGTTCTCCAGAAAGTTTAATTGATAATATCTTAAAGGCTATGATTGAATACCAAGGAAGTGGTTCACCTACATTATTTATCGAACCAGCTTTATTATATGCTTTAAAGACTGTTAAAGATAAAAACGGTAGATATATCTACAATAACAATAATGAATTAGCATCTAGAATGGGTGTATCTAAAATTGTAGAATGTTCATTCTTAGCTAATAGCAAATTCAAAGCTGTTGTAGTAAACCTAAATGACTATGTATTAGGTTCTAATAAAGGTGGAGAAATTACTCATTTCGAAGATTTCAATATCGACTTCAATAAACAAACTTTCTTAGTTGAAACAAGAGTATCTGGAGCATTAGTTAAACCTAAATCTGCATTATGCTTCTACAATGAACCAGATGAAACTGAAGCAAAACAAGAATCCGTTGATGAAAAATCAACTATTACAGGTGTTTAATAGGTAATATATAATGAAATATGTAGGAGAAATTGGATACTACGGTGAAGATACAATAAAAGATGGAGTATATACAAAAGAAGTTCTTACAATAAAAATAAAAGGAGACATGGACGAACTAAGGATCGATAAAGTGTCTCCTAATGAGAACAATCAACAGTATGAAAACACATTATTTAACAATGTTATATCTTTTATACCGAATAATCTTATTAGACAAAAGATAAAATCTGGAGATTTAGCTTATATAACTCTAGATGGATTTAAGTGGAAGATTTCTTCTATATCTTATAACAGACCAAGAGTCAAACTAACGATTGGAGGTCTATACAATGGAGAATAGAAGAATTAAATTCCAAAAAGTACTAGATACTTATGTAACTAAAGGATTAATAAACAGAGCGTATTATTCTCCACCAGAGAATATCAAAATGGAGTATCCTTGCATAGTATATAAGAAAGAATTAAACCCGCTGGATACTGCAAATGATGGTCGATATTTCAACTATAACAAATATCAATTAATGATAATGGATAGAAGAATAGACAATCCAATAATTGATGATATACTAGATAAATTCAATACATCTATGTATGTTAATGAATATTGGACTGATGGAATACACCATACAATTATAGAATTATATTATTAGGAGGTCATTAAATGGCAAAATTAAAATGGGATGAAATTGGTAAACGTTATTACGAAGCTGGTACATCTAAAGGTGTTTTATTTGTATTAAACCCTACTACTAAAAAGTATGATAAAGGGGTAGCTTGGGACGGTTTAACAGCTGTAAAGCAATCACCAGATGGAGCAGACACAAACGACATGTATGCAAACAATGGTAAATACGGTACATTAAGAGGTGCTGAAAACTTCAAAGGTTCAATTGAAGCATATACTTACCCAGATGAATTCGCAGAATGTGATGGATCTAAAGAAGTTATTCCTGGAGTATATCTAGGACAACAACATAGAAAGCAATTCGCTTTAGTATACTCTACTAAGATTGGTAATGATACTAATGGTTTAGATGAAGGAGAAAAGATTCACATTATATATGGATGTACTTGTTCACCATCATCTAGAGATTATGAAACAATCAATAATGATCCAGAACCAGTCAAACTTACTTGGGAATTCCAAGCAACTGCTCAATCAGTAACTAAAGAAGGATTTAGTTCATGTGCATATGTAGCAATCGATTCGAGAAAAATTGAATCCCAAAAATTAGAAAAGATTCAAAAGAAACTATATGGTGGAGATGCTCCAACTGAAAATTCATCTTTACCAGATATTAACGAATTAATCGAATTAATAAAATAGGATATTAAAATTAGGAGGAACAGTTATGATTACAAGAACAGTAAAGTACAAAGATTTTGATGGAGAAGAAAAAGAAAAAGTATTATATTTCCATCTTACTAAATTAGAATTAACAAGATTAGATGCTAAATTGCCAGGAGGTTTAGAAAGCTATGCAAAAGCAATTGCTGAAGCACAAACTCCTGCAAAACTATTAGAGTTAATAGAAGATGTAATACTTACTGCATATGGAGTAAAGACACCAGAAGGTAAATTTATTAAATCATTAGAAGCTAGAAGAGATTTCGAATATTCTGAATGTTATTCTGAACTAATTATGAATCTACTTAATTCTCCACAAGCAATGGAAGAATTTGTTTCTGGATTAGCATATGTTGAAGACAATAAAGAGTTAGAAGTTATAGAAGGCGGAAAGAAAAATAAGAAATAGAGGATGTTATACACGTCCTCTTTCTTTTTATATGAAAGGACTACCAATATGATAACTCTAACATTAAAAGATAGAGAGTTATATAATGACTCGACATCTGAATTTATAACAATTAAAGGTGGAACTTATCATCTAGAACATTCATTGGTCGCTATTTCAAAATGGGAACAAAAGTACAAGTTACCGTTCCTACACACAGAAATATCTGGAGAAAAGTTTCTATACTACATAACCTGTATGTGTAATGAGGAACTTAATCCATCGTTAATAACTAGGGATGATATGATAAAGATAGCCGAATACATTCAAGATCCACAATCGGCAACCACTTTTAGTAATTCAAGAGATACTGGAAAGAAAGATATACTTACAAGCGAAGTTATCTATGCTATAATGACTATGGCACAAGTAGATCTTGAGTGGGAAAACAGAAATTTCAATAGACTTATGACTATACTAAGAGTAATCTCTATAAAGAATGATACTGAGAATAAGATGTCAATGAATGAAGTATATAAGTCTAATTCTGAAATAAATGAAGAACGAAAGAAAAGATTAGGTACGAAAGGATAATTATGAATATAAGCTATAGTATGAATGAAGGATTAAGGGGTTTTGAAGCTTACATTAATGCTGCTACTAGTAAAAGTAAACTAGATACAATATTAAACCATGCTGGAAAAGCTATAGTTAACGAACTTAAGGCAAGTACTCCGTCACATAATACAGGAATAACTGGTAAGAGTTGGGCGTATAAAGTTACGGGTGATGAACTAATTGTTTATAATACAGCCCATCAACAAGAAGACATTGTAATGGCTCTTGCAATCCACTATGGACACGGTACTGGTACTGGTGGGGTTGTGTATGCTAATCCGTATATTACTAAAGCTGTAGAAAGAGTTATGCCTAGAATACTTAAAGAAATAGAGGGGGTGCTTAAATAGATGGCAAAAAGAGGTTCTCGTCCAATAGATGAGAAAATTATTTCCATGAAAATGGATAACTCCCAGTTTAAAGAAAAAGCTAAAGAAACAGAAAGATCGTTTACAAACTTAAACGAAAAGATAAAGAAGACTAAATTTAAAGGAATGTCTGATAGTGCATCTTCTAGTGTCAAATCCATTAATAAGTCTATGAAAAGTGTGGACTTTGCGTCTATGGAAAAAGGTATAGACAGAATTAATAAAAGATTCAGTTTAATGGAAGTAGCAGGAAGAGCCGCTATAAGTAGTCTAGTTCAAAATGGAGTCAATAAGCTTACAAGTGTTTTCACTACTGGTGGATTTTCTCCATTAGGAGCTATGAAGAATGGTCTTGATGAATATTATACTCAGCTAGGATCTATAAGAGTAATGAAGTCCAATACTGGTGGTAAGTATACTGAAAAAGATATAAATAAATATCTAGATGATATGAACGAGTATGCGGATAAGACAATATACAAGTTTGATGAAATGACAAAAAACTTAGGTATATTCACTGCAGCCGGTATTAAAGACCTAGATGTTGCTACAACAGCTATAAAAGGGCTTATGAATTTTGCAGCAGACCAAGGTGTCGATAATGATGATATCATGAGAGCGACTTATCAGTTATCACAAGCTTTAGCAGCAGGAAGAACGACACTTATAGACTGGAAATCTGTAGAAAACGCCAGACTTGGTGGTGCAAAATTTAAAGAAAATCTTATACAAACGGCACAAGAATTAGGTTACGATCCAACTAAATCTAAAAATTATAAAAAAGGTGGATTTAGAGGATCTTTAGAAGATGGATGGTTAACAAATGAAGTAATGCTTAGAACACTTAAGAAATTTGCGGACGATCCAGAGATGTTTAAAGCAGCTACAGAAGTAGATAGTTGGAAGAAGCTAGTAGGTACCTTACAAGAAGCTTATGGTACTGGATGGGCCGATACTTGGAAGACGTTGTTTGGTGGATTAGAAGAGTCGACTAAATTGTTTACAGGTGTTAAGAATGCTATAGAACCATCATTAGATGCATTAAAGCAATGGAGAGTTGGATTGGCTCAATCGTTTAAAGATGCGGGTGGTGTTCAAAACTTCTTTGATATGATCATCAATACCGGTGGAGTTGTTAAAGCCATATTCGAAAGAATTGGACAAGCATGGAAGAACGTATTTCCATCTGCTGGTGAGGGTATAGTTGTTCGTATCGCTAAAGCTTTTGGATTGCTTGCTAAGAATAGTGCTTCAGTTAGAGATTTCATTAGAACTTCTGCTGTATTTGATGTATTTCAAAAGTCTATCGAACTTGCTTTAACAGCAGTTAAGCTATTTATCAAAGCAATACTAACAGGCGGTGCTATAGTTCGTGACTTTTTAAGCCCTTATATAAGTATGGCTGCTGATGGTGTTATGTCGTT